GATGGTCGCAGGCATAGAACACGTCAGAAAACGGCGCAATGCGAAAGCAATCATTGATTGCGATAACACGCGCCTTTCCCCTGACATATTCGCACTGTTCCTCGGTGAGTGATGCCCCTGAAGCAATACAGACAACATCCTCGCCTAGCCATCGGTGATACCAGCTCACGGATTACCGCAGGTCGATAAAGTCAGGCTGACCCTCATGGTTTGCCAGCGCATTCACCATCGCGCCTTCATCGCCTTCCTGTACGGCATGCGGCCACCTTGAAATATCAATAGTGAAGCCAAGTGGGAAGCGAAGCACACCTTCAAAGTTATTCGGCACCGCTATTGTCTTTACTTTCACGCCTCCAAAAGCTTGCGTGACTGGCTGAAGCTCAATTGCGTCTTTCAGGTAAACAATTCCAAAGCTCATTTTGCTGCTCCTTTTACTTTCTCGAATGATCGACCGCCGATATATCCCAGCATAACCCACTGGAATAACTCAATCAGGTCTTTCGGTATAGCCGCAAGCCATTCTTTCATGCCAGTCGTAATGGCCGACGCGGTTTCTGGGCTGAACGCATACAATATCCCCATAGGGATAGATGCGAGTATTAAAATGTAGACCACATACAGAAATGATGGCCTTGCCCTGCTTGTCCACGGGTCTGCTGACTGGGCTTCAGCAAGTATGGCACTCATCTGGATTTGCATCTCCTGCAACTCGCCAGCCTGCTGTGCTTTCAGCAGCTCAAGCTTTGCCGCATCCCTCTGCGCAGGGTCAGGGAAAATCTTGTCGATGATCTTCCCGCCAAAATCCAGTATCGAGCCTATTCCTGTCAAGTCCATAGTCAACTCCTGCTCAACTCAAGTTTGAACGCAACCCATATTGCATAAAGCACCCATCCGGTAGCTCCGAGAAATCCTGCCTTTGCGGCGTTGATAAGGCACTCACGCACAATCTTGTTTCTTAACTCTCGCCATTCGATAACGGTTTCATGATAACGACGATGGCCATCAGTATCCCCAGACGGGAATGCTCCTATAACAACAAGGTGTCTTGCTTTGCTTTCAGCAGAATGCTCATCAAGCCGCTTTTCGCATGATGCCATTGCCGTTGACATTTGATTTATGTCCTCTCTCAATTCACGCAGCATGTCAAGTATCAAAGCATCATTTCCAGCCATTACAACTACTCCCGTTTTAATTGTTGAAATCTTGCAATCGCCTCAATATGCAATATGTTCCTGTTTTGATAAGGATTGAGCCTGTTGGGTCAGCGGTAGGAAACCTGATCCTAGGCATGAATGTTCCTGACTGGTTTACTGTGAATATCCCGCTTACCTGCGCCTGCCAGTCTGCGCCTGTCGAGTTTGCAATAATCGTTGCACCTGTTTCAACCGCTGAAGCCTGAAAGCTTGTATTTGCACCACCTGCAACAACAGTTTCCAATGCCGTCAGGTTTCGCCCGTAGCTTGTCCAGTTGATACTGTTGAAAGTGCATGTCCCGCCGTTGAATGCAAGGTTTTTGGCAGTTGAGGTAGAGCCATGCGTTGCCCTGATGTATATGTCAAACTGATACGAAGCGCCCGCCAGCACGTTCATAGCAGCAAGTCCGGTAAACAGGTCGTGATATGTCGCGGTATTAACGAACGTAACCGGCAAATCAGACATTAACCTGCGCGGGATAACGTCATTCTGCAAATCTGCATCACGCAATTGGTCAATATCATATTCAGCAACCGACATTCTCGACTGCAACTCCGTAACATCGTCTTCAAGCTGCGTCAGCATGCCGTGAGAGGTATAAACTTGCGCTGACAGTTCAGCAATAACATCCCTGATTTCTGCAATGTCATACTCTGAAACACCAATGCGAGCAGCAAGAACATCATCAGCAGCAAAAGCAAAATCGTTTATGATATTCGTCATATCACGCAGACCGCTTCCGATTATGTGCAGCATGAATTTAAGCTCGCCTGATCCTATAATCACGTCATCAGCGCTGCTCGTCCATTCTGTTGTGGTTACTCTTACATCATTACCGCTTGCGTTAAACCCAGCGAGAAAAGTAGGTATATTGCCAGCCTCAAGAATAAAACTGCACTGCGTACCGCCACCACCACTGAACACATAAAAGCTGCATTGTGAATCAACGTCATTGCCAGTTGAGGTCTGGTTTTCCTCGAAGAAAATAACATCCTTGCGCCCACGCGCATTCCTGCCAAGAATGTCTATCAGTGATTCATGTGACGCAATAACCTGACGGTCTTCATCCTGATTGTATTCGACAACAGACAGGCGGTTTTCTACTGTAATCGTTGAAGGGTCTTGCCATGATGCGTCGAAATTGGAATTGGTGTCTTTCGTGAGAACCTGACCAGCAGTACCACCAGAAGGAACGGCAGCAACAACTGCGGTGGCTCCCTCTGTCACAGTGATAATCTGGATTTCAGGAGAAAGCGTTATTGCTGTATCTACATTGTCAACAGTAACAGTTACCGCAGTATCGCCAGTCGAATTTACCGTGATAGTTGTCGTCACGCCGTTGCGCTCCTTGCAACCCTGATTTCAACTGTTTCTGTAACAGTCTTGTTGGAAAGCGTGGTGTATTTTATGTCCCATATCAGCCGCCCAATTGGCCAAGATTCTGTTGCTGCAAAAATTGTGAATTCTCCAATTTCTGAAGTTTTCACCGGAGACAAGGTGGCCACGAGGTCGCCGTCCTGCTGTCTTACCTGACTGGCAATCGTTATGTCATCGACTGCCGTAGGAGTGCCATTGACCGAATAAACGCAAGTGACAGAAAACGAGGTTCCCTGCTTGATATTGATTACCGATGCAGTCACGCAGCACCCCCTGTTACATTATCAAGGCTTATAGGGTCATTCCCCTGCGATTCAATCTCGCCGGAAATCATATCATCAGTTTTCTCCGAGTCGATCAGGCCAAGACTACGTAACTTCGACCACAAGTCAGATTGAGGATATTTGCCTGATTGCCATAATTGCACCAGAGCAACAATCAACTGCGCATCAAGTTTGCTCTCGATGTAATCAGTGTTTATCGCAAATACAAAATCAGTAGCAGAGCCGGTAAACCTCTGGCACCAAGCAATGCACTTCTCATATGCGTCGTTGACGTTTGATACACACATGGACAGGACTGAATGTTCTGATTCCTGATCACCCTGCGCCTCGGTTGCCGTTTTAACCGCACCACCAGAATCAAGCAGACGGGCACCTATCGCAACCATTTGCGACTCCTTGTGCTTCATGGCCTCGAAAACCAATGTATTCGGTTCAACCTGCGCAAACTTGAAATCTCCATTTGCTGGCAAAAGCATTGGGGTGCGTGACCCTATGTAAATGCCGGTCTTCTCCAGATGGTCGCGCCATTCCTCGGTAAGCCCTGTGATAGCCGCTTGAGGCTGGCCCACAAAGAAAACGCTGTCCTCGTGGTCAGCAGAATTGCGGTAATGGGCGATGTTAAGTGATGCAAGGTCATACAATGGTGAAGGGTCAATCTCCGGATCATTGTTGATCGAGCCGCAGAAAACAAACGGTATCTCATCCCAGAAAGCACCGTTGGCCTGCTTTGGGATAAACTGCGATTGCAGTTTCCAGTCATTGCTTGATTTGACCCATATTTCCTGCGAGTACACGCCGTCAGTCAGTCGTAATACCCGATATTGCCCTGATAGTGTATGTCCGAAACCATCAGGGTCTTGTGTGCTGACAGTTTCAGCGATTACCACCAGAGACAACTTCCATATCCCGCCGATCTTGTCCATGCGCCAGTTAATAACCTGCTCGGCGTTGAACTCGACGATTGACGGCCTGATATTCAGGCGCTGCATGTCCAGAGTGCTGATGTTATCAACAGGAGGGTAATCCACCATCAAGGCATGTCGGCCTTTCTTGAGCACGCTGTATAGAGCGGCCGTTGACTGCTGCGCAATCGATAACCCCGATCCGTTGCAATCGGACAGCAGATAATCAAGGTCTGATGGAAGGCTGATAACAGGTGCTTTGCGAAAGGCAGTACCGACAAGACCTGAAAGCGTCCTGCGGGTGACGTTGTAGAACACCGCGCGTTTCAGATATTGCAGATATCGTGCAGTATTGGATTTTGACCTGTCGTCTGGGTTTGGCTTTGGCAGGTACGTTTCCTTGCCATTTTTGACGGCAATTTCCCCATCTGCCGCATCGCATACCATTGCCCACACCGGCAAGGCTGCTTTGTAATCTGGACGCTGAAAATCTACCGCCACGGGCAGCACCTCCTGAATTGACACTGGATAGGCACCGCCTGCATCAGATTATGCTGATTTTTTTACCACATGGCAATCAGTAACCCATGCCAATATTTATGCCACCCATCGCAGGCTTAACAAGAGGGTATTCCGAGTGTATGAAATAACCAAGCGCATCATTCAGGTGGTCAAGCCCCTGCGTTTTATCTGGGTCACCATTTGCACTGTAGACCTGTTGCTCAAGGCACCTGACAGTTTCAGGGCATCGGTCAGCATTAACCAGATAACCGCCTTTTTCAAACGCCGCATTGACCGCATTGATCCTGTCCCTGACTGGCGGGTTTGTTGACGGCGCATAAACAGAGAATCCCGCACTCCTTAAAATATGCAGATCGGTTGTCCCCGCATCGTTTGATTTCCTCGAACCTCCAGAACTGTCAGGGAAGATACTTACTGGGTGGCCAGCCCATCTTGACTTTATCAGGGTGCAGATATGTGGCGTGTCGTATGCTTTTGTGATTTCTGCAACCGCAATTGGCTTACCTTCACGTTTCACGTGGATCACTGCCGACATGTTACCCACGTTGAAATCCATACCTATAAAAATGTGTTCATGCTCTGTCTCGACCGCATCGGTACAATGGCTCTTGCGATTAAACGCGGTATAGATTGTCCCGCTTGTCAGGTTTACGAACTCACCCAACAGGTAGGCTTGCAGCAGGTGATCAGGGTATATCGCCCGCAAAGATTCAATGTAACCGGGCGGAAGGTGCGGATTGCTGGCAGTTGGGGCCTTGATTATCTGATAGCCAGCTCTTGGATTTCTGACCCATGTGTCATAGACAAACCTGAATCCCTCCGGTGTTGTCGCCACTGCAACGGTATTTGCTTCATTGCCATGCTTTTTCTGCCTGTTGCGCGAAAGGATGCGTCGCCAGCATTCAGCAGCATCAGCAGCCTTCAGCGTGTCAAGCTCATCAACGTCAGAATCTGCAACCTCAAATCCGATAATCCGCTGCGGGATTTCCATGCTGCGGAAAATGATCGACCCGCACCCGTCAATCTCGATGGTATTGTGAGGCGACTTCAGCAGACGATACGGAACCTGCATGGTGGTGAGGATTTCCTCGAACCGTGGCCATGCGATCTGCCTGATCAGGTCATAGGTAGGCTCGTAGAATGCCCTGTTGGTTTTCGGATTCCTGAACTTGCCTGATAGCGCTCGCAGGATAAGCGCCTCGGTCTTTCCAGCGCCGAACCCTGCAACCATTGCTGGATAAGGGGCTTTTGACGATATGAACTGTGCTTGCGGTAGTGTCGGGGAAATCTCTATCATTCTTCCGGCTTGTAACCTTCCGGCATCCTGAACACTATGGTAGGTGGCTCCCTGTCGTCTGATAACTCAACCGATTGCTGCGGCTTACCGTCTATCCGGTCAAATATCATGTTTGCAGCAGTGAGATCACCTTCAGCGGCCTTGTCCAGCATCTTGTCCACAATTGGAACGAGTAATTCACGCTCTGCAAGGCGCTTGGCTATCAATGACTTGATTACCTTGCCCTTTGCTGCGTTGTCGTTTCCCTTTG